AAAGGTGTGGGCGCCAAGAAGAAGATGGGCTGAAGAAGTCATAGAGGAAATGGCAGCTTTTCCTAACTCAGACCATGACGACTTAGTGGACTCAAGCACTCAAGCGCTTATTCGTTTTAGACGTGGCGGATTTGTAACGCTACCTTCAGATGAACCCGATGAACCTAAACAATTTAGAAGGAAGACTGGCTATTACTAATCATAAATACTGGCTATATCCAAATGCCATTTCAAAAAAACAATGTGAACTTATATTAGAAGAAGCCAATTGGAATCTTCAACATATGGGTGAATTCATGAGACAAAATGAGTCTGTGTCTAATAAAGATATTAGAGAAACTATTGTAACTTTTGCCCCATACTACTCCCCAGTTGGATGTATATTAACTACACATTTGTTAGAAATTAATAAGCATCAATGGAAATATGATGTAAGTGGTATACAAGAAATTCAAATAGGTCACTACAAAGAGGGTGGTCACTATGATTGGCATGCGGATACTACAACGCCAGATGACCATAATATGCAAAGAAAACTATCAGCTGTATTAATGTTATCTGATGAAAATGACTATGAAGGTGGAAAACTAGAATTTAAAGACGAGGAAATACCCCTATTAAAGCAAGGATCGCTCATAGTCTTTCCATCTTATTTTCAACATAGGGTGACCAAGGTCACAAAAGGAAATCGTTTTACGGCTGTTGCATGGGCTGTAGGACCCTCATTTAGATAGCTAAATATGCGTAAACGAGTTAAAATATTGTATCTACTATTAAAGGATTATTATGTCAATAGATAAAGCCCTCTACGAAGCTCCCCAAGGTCTAGCTGGAATAGACGCCCAACAACCCTCCATGGAAATAGAAATTATTGATCCAGAATCAGTCAATATTGGTATTGATGGTATGGAAATTAACATTGGCAAAGATGAAACGAATGGAGAAGAATTTTCTGAAAATTTAGCAGAACACATGGATAATGGAACATTAGCTCAATTAGCTGGTGACCTTATTGGTGATTTTGATGCTGATGTAGATGCAAGACGAGATTGGGTGCAAACCTATGTAGATGGTCTTGACTTATTAGGTCTTAAGATTGACGAACGTGCAGAACCATGGGACGGAGCTTGTGGTGTCTATCATCCTATCTTAGCAGAAGCAGTTACCAAATTCCAATCAGAAACTATTATGGATACATTCCCAGCATCTGGACCAGTCAAAGGCGAGATTGTTGGTAAAGAAACACAAGATAAAAAAGATGCTATGGAACGTGTTGTAGCAGACATGAACTATGAGCTTACAGATAATATGCCAGAGTATCGTCCAGAACATGAAAGAATGTTATGGGGACTAGCATTATCTGGTAACGGATTTAAAAAAGTTTATGTAGATCCAGCACTTGATCGTCAAGTATCTATGTATATACCATCTGAAGATATGGTATTACCATATGGTGCATCAAGTCTTGAAGCTGCTGAAAGAGTTACTCATGTCATGCGTAAAACAGAAAATGAATTACGAAGACTACAAATTGCTGGATTCTATCGTGATGTAGAGATTGGCGCCCCACAATCTACATTAGATGAAGTAGAAAAAAAGATTGCAGAGAAGTTAGGATTCCGTGCAACTACAGATGATCGCTATAAAATATTAGAAATGCATGTTGATTTAGATCTTCCTGGTTTTGAGCATAAAGATAAAAAAGGAAATCAAACTGGACTAGCTCTTCCATATGTAGTGACTATTGAAAAAGATACAGCTACTATATTAGCTATTAGACGCAACTGGGAACCAGATGACGATACACATCAAAAACGTCAACACTTTGTACACTACACATACATTCCTGGTTTTGGTATTTATGCGTTTGGTCTTATTCACCTTATTGGTGGTTTTGCTAAATCTGGCACATCTATTTTAAGACAGCTAGTAGATGCTGGCTCATTAGCTAACTTACCTGGTGGTTTCAAAACTCGTGGCTTAAGAGTTAAAGGTGATGATACGCCAATTGCTCCTGGTGAATTTAGAGATGTAGATGTTCCATCTGGCACGATGAAAGATAACATCATGCCGTTGCCATACAAAGAGCCATCACAAACACTTATTCAATTACTTAATCAAATCATTGATGAAGGTCGTAGATTTGCTGCTGCTGGCGACTTAAAAGTTGCTGATATGTCAGCAAATAGTCCAGTAGGAACCACATTAGCAATTCTAGAACGTACATTAAAAGTGATGTCAGCTATTCAAGCTCGTGTTCACTTTTCAATGAAGAAAGAATTTAAACTTCTTAAAAATATCATTGCTGAATATGCACCAGCTGATTATTCATATCAACCATCAAGTGGCAATAGAAAAGCTCGTAAGTCTGATTACTCAATGGTTAATATCATTCCAGTATCAGATCCAAATGCAGCAACCATGTCACAAAAAGTTGTTCAATGGCAAGCAGCATTACAGTTAGCTCAAACAGCACCACAATTATATAACTTACCTTACTTACATCGTCAGATGTTAGAAACTATTGGAATTAAAAATGCTGATAAGTTAGTATCTTTACCAGAAGATATGAAGCCAGTAAATGCTGTATCTGAAAATGTAGCAGCATTAGCAGGAAAACCATTAAAAGCATTCCCATTCCAAGATCATGAAGCTCATATTCAAATTCATTTGGCCATGATGAATGATCCAAAGATTAAACAAACTATTGGTCAAAATCCACAAGCTCCTGTCATTGCTGCTGCATTACAAGCACATATTACAGAACATGTGGGTATGGAGTATCAAAGAAGACTTGAACAAATGGCCGGTATGGCTATTCCTCAGTTTGATGATGAAGATCAGCATATGAGTCCAGAAATGGAAATTGCAATTACACAAGCAGCTGTACCATTTGCTCAACAATTGCTTAATCAAAATCAAACGGCTATTGCAGCTCAACAAGCTCAACAAGCTGCTCAAGATCCAATCATTCAAATGCAATTACAAGAATTACAATTGAAGTCTAAAGAAGTTGAAATGAAGATGCAAAAAATGCAAATTGATGCGGCCGCTAAAGCTGATCAACTTGAGATTGAAAAAGCAAGAATTGCAGCCCAAAAAGAAATTGCTGGAATGCAAGTAGGAGCTAAGATCCAATCTGAAAAAGCTCATATTGCTTCCAAAGAAAAATTAGAAGGCATTAAGATTGGTAGTGATATTGGTAAAGCTAAATCACAAATGGCTATGCAAGAAAGACAAAGACAATCACAAACTAAACCTTCAAACAAGGAAACTAAATGACAGAACTAGAAGCAGTTATTAAAGAAATAAATGAAAGTGTAGCAAATCTACAAGAACATTTAGGTACTGGCATGGCCAAAGACTATGCTGAATACCAAAATACATGCGGAAAGATTTCAGGTCTACTATCCGTATATCGTTACATTAAAGACCTACAACAACATATGGAGAACTCGGATGAGTGAACTACTAATCGGCTCAAACCCCGATGATGTAAACGCAGCAACAACACTTCCCCAAACGGATGAAGAAAAAGCAAGACAGCTCCCAGAACCTAGAGGTTATCGCATTTTATGTGCATTACCAGAAGCTGAAGAAAAGTTTGACAGTGGTATTGTCAAATCAACAGAAACAATGAGAAATGAAGAAGTATTATCTACAGTATTTTTCGTAGTTAAACTTGGTCCTGATTGTTATAAAGATGAAAAACGTTTCCCAACTGGCGCTTGGTGCCAACAAGGTGACTTTATCTTAGCTAGACCAAACTCTGGCACACGACTTAAGATACATGGTCGTGAATTTAGAATAATTAATGATGATTCCGTAGAGGCTGTAGTACAAGATCCTCGTGGAATTAGCCGAGTTTAAGGAGAATATCATGGCAGATTTAGAATTTAAGTTTCCTGATGAACTTGAACAGGAAAAAAAGGCAGAAAAGTCAGCAGAAAGTGAATTTGAAATTGAGGTGATTGATGATCGCCCAGAAGAAGATCAGAAAAATGCTACTCCTTTGCCAGAAGAAATTGTAAAAGACTTTGAAGAAGACGATTTAGAAGCATATTCTAAGGAAGCTAAACAAAGAATCTTACAATCTAAGAAGCTTATTAACGATGAACGTAGAGCAAAAGAACAAGCTTTACGTGAACAAGAAGAAGCAGTTCGTATTGCACAAAACCTTATTGAAGAAAACAAGAAGTTAAAGGAAAGTTTGACCTCTGGTGAGAAAGTTTTAGTAGGAAATGCAAAACAAGCTGCCGAACAAGAGCTAGAAATAGCTAAAAAGAACTACAAAGAAGCATATGATTCGGGAGATTCTGATTTATTAGTGGAAGCACAGGAGAAATTGACTGATGCTAAGCTAAAAGTGCGTCAATTAGAGCAATATAAACCACAATATGACGAAGAATCTTTCAAAAATCAAGAAAATGCTGTACAATCACAGTTACAACAGTCACAACCTGCTCGTTTGGATTCAAAAACCCAAGCATGGCTAGACAAAAATAGCTGGTATGGTACAGATGACGACATGAGTTTCCTCGCAATGGGTATTCATAGAAGGCTAGAACGTGATGGCGTGCCAATTGGCTCAGATCACTACTGGAATTCAATTGATACCGAAATGCGTAGACGATTCCCAGAGAAATTCTCTAGCGAATCACCTGCAGAAACCAAAGATTCTGGCAGTAAAAAATCCTCAACGGTCGTAGCGCCTGCTACTCGTTCTACATCCCCCAAAAAGATTAGACTAACGCAGACACAATTAGCTTTGGCTAAGAAGTTTAAACTTTCTCCAGAGCAATATGCTATGGAATTAACTAAATTGGAGTCCCAAAATGGCTGAAAATAGAATTCCCCGTGAAGTAGATACCCGTCAACAGGATGAACGCCCTAAACAGTGGCAAGCTCCTGAATTGTTACCAGAACCTGATAAACAACCTGGTTTTGCGTACAGATGGATTAGAGTTTCAATGCTGAACTCAGCAGACCCACGCAATCTTAGTGCTAAACTTAGAGAAGGCTGGGAGCCTGTAAGAGCAGAAGAGCAACCTAAATTTCAACTGTTAGTTGATCCCGATAGTCGTTTTAAAGACAACATTGAGATTGGCGGATTATTACTTTGCAAGACACCAGTAGAACTTGTTGAGCAAAGAACAGCATATTATGACAAACAAACACAGTCACAAACTGATGCTGTAGACAATAATCTTATGCGTCAAAATGACCCTAGAATGCCTCTCTTTAATGAGAAAAAATCTAGCACTAGTTTTGGCAAAGGTTAATTTTTTTTAATTCAAGGAGATTTTTATGGCTTATCCAACCATTTCAGCTCCATACGGATTTAATCCAGTTAACCGTTTTGATGGTATTCCTTATGCTGGTGCAACATTACAGTATAAGATTAGTGGTTCATACAACACACCCATCTACAACGGTGCTTCTGTTAAACTCGTAGCGGGCGGTACTATTGAATTATCTGGTGCAACAACTACTGGTACTATTATCGGTGTTGCTACTGGTTTCCAATATACAAACTCAG